AGACCAAGCATGGCATCACTACCCATTTCTTCAGGGGTGATGAATACCTTTCCATTTTCCTTCTCGAATGTTGGCTTAACTACATCCTGCATGAACTTAAGAGGCGCGTTTAGACAGCCCCATGACACACGGTTGTCTTCAATAGACTTGGTATCTAGCCTTGCTTGCCTATGCTCTGATGGTGTGTGTACATATACCGCATGAATCATTACAGATGACCTATCTTTGGCGGTAGTTTCAACCAACTGAACAGCCCACTCATATCCAAATTCATTCTTATATTGAGTATCTTTCAAAGCCTTAGTGGTAAAGATGCCAGATGGAGTAATCTTAAATAAAGGGTTACCTCCAACTTCTGATATGTTTAGCTTTGCATTCTTATCACCTTTGGTGGCACCTAGCAGAACAGGAGAGCTACCTCTAAGATTACCATTCTCATCAAAGACATACATGGTAGCTGATGCTTTGTCAGCTATGACAAAAGCCATGTTGTCATTCTTTTTAGAATCCAAGATAGCATTAGCCAGTCTTTGAACGCCTTCAGTATGTTCAGCACCCTTGAAGTTAGCCACATGGATGGGAGTGGTATAGGTATAGACAGATGTGTGAGGCTGTATTGCAGGTGGGGCAACAGATAGATTTATCCCAACTACAACACTCATCATGCCGTTCATTATCCTACGCAGCAATGCCTGTACTTGGGCAGCTAAGTCACCGAACTGTTTAGCCCATGCGTTGGCACGGACATTCTGAACCTTCTTGGCTTCACCCAGTATCTCCATTGCCTTATCAGCAATCTCTTCTGGGGTTACATCAATCTGCTCAAGTAATGCAGTGTCTTCTGTGGTTAAAAGACTTTCAGCAACGCTCTGTGGATTAGACTGATTAGCTACTGGTGCCTCATCTGTTTGGTATTCAGCTTCTTCAGTGACTTCATCTATGCGTTTTTGCAGAGCATTATCGTAGGCATCTTGGAGTTCATTTTCTATAGCGTACAGGACACTTGATACATCAGACTCCCTATCACTTAAGTACTCTTGGGTATCACCACCTTCTTCTAGAATTTCATGTTTTACAAGTTTTTTATAGAAAGACCTAATGTCTTTCTTGTCATCCATGTCAAAATTTTCATCTTTGACACGTTCCAATGCCTGACCAAGCTCGCTATTATCTATATCTCTCTTAGCTTGTTTAACAGCTTCTTTAATCCTTAGCTTCAAAGCCTTAGCTTCTATCTTAGCTTCTGCTTTGTCTAAGACTTTCTGGGCTTTAGCTGCTGCTTTGTCTAGAGCTTTCTGAGCTTTAATTGCTGCCTTATCTATCTTAGGGGCTTGAGGCTCTTCTTCTTCCTCTGGCTGGACTTCTTCCTCTTCCTGAGCCACTTCCTTGGTGTCTATCTCTTGAGCTGCTACAGCTTCTACCTCAGCCTCAGTAGGGGCTTTATCTATGCCCTTGTATATCTTCTGTACAGCCCTATCAATAACTTCACCGTCTTTGTCCTTGACCCTAGCTAATACCTGTACATCTTCCTTAGACAGGGAGCTAAATGGCAATGCAGTGTGTCTATAGCTATTCCATAGCGATTCAAGCTCAGACTTTTTAACCTTGACAGGAGCTTTAACTTCTGGCTCGACTACCTTCTTCTCTATCTCTTGCCGTCTTCTGGCTTCTTGGGCGAACTCTTTGAATTCTTTGTTTCTTGCTGTTGCAAGGTTCCTGATTTCGGTAACGGACGGCTTGAAATCGACATCGAAGGTTTCCCAAAGCCCATTTCTAGTGCCTCCTGTAGACTCACCTTTCTTCCATTCATTTACTATCTCCTTATAAGATTTATCAGAATAATCTGATTTTTCACTGGTTATGTATATTGATTCGTACTTACATGGTGTAAACGTATACTCGGCATTGGGGAAGACCTTACCCATAGCACTCTTTAATGCTTCTTCAGATGTAAACGGGTCGTTACCAGCCAGATTAATATCTATTATGCCATGACCATTTTCATCTTGGTAGACATTTACAGGGTATCCAATAGCTTTATCAAAGGCAGCAGCATCCCTCTCGTTCAATATCTTGTTATCTAGCCTGATACGGAATGTATCAGCACCTGTCTCTACTGGTGTAAACAGCGAGGCAGCTTGAGCTTCTTGGTTAAGATTTGTACCTAATACAACCAACATCAACTCAGCTTGTTCTTTGGTGAAGTTATGCTCTACGTTGTCCTCTGTCATGTAAGACATAGGGATACGCATATTGGGACTAGCCTTACCATCAAATGTTCCAAAGGCTTGTGTGTCAGTCTTACCTACCCTAACTTTCTCGCCCACAACAGTGGAGGCAAGTCTGTTGATAGTGCCAGCAGATAGGGATGTAAACACCTTACGCTGTATATTCTCAAACCTCTTAACTAGCTCTTTAGCCCAAGGCTTATCAATATCCTTGATGTTGTCATATTCTTCATTAGCCTCTTTACCTTGCTTGTTTAGCAGGGTATTAGTTTCCATTGTCCCTGTGTGAGCTTCAGGCTTCTCTGCAATCTTCTCTGCTTTCTCTGCAACCTTCTCAACCTTCTTAGGTTTAGCCTCACCTCGTTCTATCTTCTGGAATATGTCTTCAGCATTGGTGTAACCTAGCTGTTTAAACGAGTTACCTAGAGACTGGAACATGTTGTTTAAACGACTATATAACTGCCCAATCAAGCCAGCCGGGGGTTTGGTGTTAGCAAAATGTCTGAAGGCTTCAGCAATAGCCTCTTCCTGTAGATAGGCATCGAACCCATCCATAGTCTTTTTATATTTTAGATACTCTGCTTTATACTTAGCTTGGTTTTTTGCACTAATGAACTGGTTAACCCATGTATCCTTAGCCTTTTGGCTTAGAACTCTCCATTCATTCTCTGTAAACGCACCTAACTCCTTCAATGCATGGATAGATTCATGCCTTAAAGCCCCCATAGGGTCATCAGCGTTATATGCAATCTGCATAACCTGCTCTACATAATGGGCATTAGCTGTACCATTCTCGATGCTTGCCACTATGTTTAAACCAACATCCTTTAATCCAAACCTCTCTAGGGTGGGTAAAAGGCTCTTACGCAGCTGTTTAATTTTGGCTGCTAGTTCAGGTGTGTAAACAGGCTCTGTAACGCCTTCTAAGGGGGCGGGGACAGGGGCAACCTTTGCGGTAGGGGTATTGGTACCAACCACCTGAATAGGCTGCTCTAAACGAGCTATTTCAGCTTGTTCTTGGACAAGGGTATTGGATAGCTTACCAATCTCTGTGTTTATGTTGTTTTCATGGGTCAGGAACTGAGGAGTTCCATAGTTACCCTTAGCCACTTCAGTATCTAACCCCTGTTTAAGGGTATCAATACTGGCTGTAGTGTTATCAATGGTGGCTTGGTGCTCATCAACTAATGCATTCCTATTGGATGTAAGGGTATCAGCATGGGCTTGAGCCTCTTCTACAGTGGAGAAGCTCTGATTAATACCCGACTTAGCAACAGGGTCTTCCACTGTAAAGACTTCAGCTTGTGGAGTCTCAACTGCGGCTTTAGGCTCCACTACGGGCGTAGTAGCTGGTGCCGCTACTGGAGTAGCTACAGGTTTAGCAGCACGTTCCTCTTCAGTCCTATTAAAATCATCAACAAGCTTCTGTGTTTCATCATCTGATACAGGTACAACTGGTTCTTTGAACTTCTCTATGTCTATGGGTTTCATAGCACTAGCAGGTCGCTCTACCTCATTACCATACTCATCCACATACTTGTTACCCTCAACATACATAAAGGGTACACCAGAGCTATTTGTATGGGTAGGGGTGAAAGACTCAGGTACTGTAGTAGATGGGGCAACCTTCTGTAAGGCACCACTGACACCACCCATACCAACACCACCAACAGCTGCCAAACCTGCTGTACTACCTACACCCTCTGTTAGGCTTTGGTTAGGGTTAACATCACGCATAGCAAGGTTCTGAGTAAACTTACCTCCACCTTCTTCTACCATTTCACTGCCAGTCTCGCCTAAAGCAGCTTTACCTATGTTGGCTGCTCTACCAGTTATTCCAGTCAATGGTATGCCAGCTACAGTCTTCTTGACCATTGGAACACCAACCAGAGCCTCTTCAAGAACTCTTGCACCGGGAAGTTTTTGAGCTAATATGGAAATTACTGTACCAGCAGCACCAGTTGCTCTGGCTAAATCTAATGCCTGTTGCTTTGCATCCTCTGGAGGGGTGCCTTGTGTGACTAGATATTTATAGATGTCTTCATAAGACTGTGCTCCTACATCTGCACCTTGTTGTACACCAGCAGCTCCAATGGCAGCCTTAACACCAGCTTCACCAGCTTCAGAAGCAGCTTCTTTACGAGCAACACCAGTGGCAATCTCTTTGCCCATAGATATGGCAGAGCCAGCTTTACCAGCACCAAACGGTACAAGTAACTGAGGAGCTTGTTCAGCAATGAAGCTAAGTAATAATGGGATGTCTGTAACGGTAGAGCCAAATGCAGTTTTGAAACCTTCTACCACTCCTTGCTTGTCAGCTTCAGCAATCTTCTGGGCGCGTAAGGCTTCCCTTTGTTTCAAGCCCTCTGACTTCATAGCCTCGCTAGATTTAACAAGAGACTTGCCTAACCCTAAGATACCAGAGTCGTCAAAATTACCTGTAGCTAGTCCATATAGCTGTCCGGGAAGTTGTATTAGGTTACCAGCTCCAACACCTAAAGATGCCCCTATGTCAGTTGTAGCTCCTCCCCATGTACGCTCTTTAGGCTGTACTGGTGCAACTGGGTTCTGTGCTGCATCTAATTCTTTAAATGCCTTAGCTACAGTCTCAAAGTCAGGAGTACCTTTAAGGGCTTGGTTCTTGACAATCCAAGCTCCAAAGTCATCAATATCAGACATATATCACAGACCTTTATTTATTTAGAACAGCTCTTGCGGCATTAGTGGTAGTTGTGCCAGAAGATGGAGTAGAGCCGGGTACTCTACTGGCTAACCATCTCTGTCTTATCACCTCATTGGATGCGCCATCCTGACCAAAATCCTTTTTAGCTTGATTGCGTACCATTATATCTTTATCATACAGCGCACCATTTACTTGTGCGTTGCGGTCTTCCAATAGGTCAGTTTTAGCAGCACCCTGTGCTATAGCAATACGACTAAGAGCTTCCTCCTCGGTAATGTTATAATGAGTCATAAATCTTTGAACCATAGCTTGCTTGATTGTAGCTTCATTTGCCTGTGGATGATGAGCTAAGTAATAATGTGATTCTGCTGTTAATAACAGTGCATCTGCTGTTCTCTGATGAATTGGTATTAAAGCTTCTTGTGTTGCTGCGTTACTTGTTGCAGCTGCTGCTTGTTCTGAAGAAGCGTCAGCCTGTTGTTGCTGTATTCCTATCTTAGCAGCTTCCTCTAGACGAGTTTGCGCTTCTTTGGTAGCAGCTTTAACAGTGGTTAGGTCACCTCTCTTACGAGCATCCTCTGCTGTCTCCATAGCTTGACGAGCAGCTATTATCTCAGTAGCTTGTTTATCACGCAATGCAGCAGTCTCTTTGCTTAACTTAGCTCCAGCAATAGCACTCTCACCCATACCACCACCAAATGTTTGCTCTTTAGAAGAACCAAAAGCTGCAAGTCTAGCCATTAAGGAGTTAAATGGGTCTTGTGCTTCTTGACCAGCACGTTTAGCTTCAAGCTTGTCCATACGCTCTCTGGTGGCTTGATGTGGGTCTTCAGATATACCAGCCTTCTCCCTTAGTGCTTTTTCCATATCTATTTGTGCCATGTTAGCATTTTGAGTCTCTACCGCAGTTGGAGCTTTGTAATCCTGTCTAGCATCACGCTCTACTGTAACTGGTGGCAACACAGGAGCAGGGGCTACAGGCAATGCAGTAGGAATACCCTCTGGAGCCTGATGAAGAGTAGGGACATAAGGAGTTTTAACAATTTCATTTTTATAAACATCTTGGGTTGCACCAGCTACTGGCTTGATACCCAATGACTGTTTAAGCATGTTAATTTGCTTATCTAGATTAGCTTGAACTTCAGCATTGATAGTGTCACCACCAACCACTTTAGTGCTATCTTGGTTTGCGTTAGCTGCATGCAATCTAGTCTTTTCTCTTTCTGCATTGGCTGTTAATTCTTTGACACTCTTGTCAAATTGTGCTTGGTTAGTGTTCACCGTAGCTGGATGACCTTTAGAAGACAATACTCTTCTTGTATCAGGTACAGTTTTGCCTTCGGATGCAATACCGCCTAACTCAGTGAATTCTGATTGGTCCGTAGGTAATGATTTTAATCCATTAGCCATTATTTGAGCTGCCGCAGGATTCTCTTCCCCAGCTTGACGTTGAGCGCGTAATGCATTAACTTCATCGGTAGTTTGGGCAACACCACGCTTCCAAGTTTCCATTTCCTTCTTATCTTTGGCTACCTTAGCTTCATCTAAATACTTAATAGCATCTAACTCATCCTTACGGGCTTCTTGCTCTGGACTTAATTTAAGCTTTTCCGTCTTGTCTTGCATTTCTTTCTGGTATGCATTTGGTTCTACATAGTCTCCCTCGGCAAACGCAACTATACCTCCATTGGCATATGATTCCTGTTTAAACATATGAGGCGTAGGTATAGACATTAGTCCACCTTCCGCTGCCAATTGAGGAGGAGCAATAGGATTAACCTGATTAACAGGAGCAGCAGCTACATTCATCCTAGGAGGAGCAGCTGTAGTGGCAGCTAACTGAGGAGGAGTGGCTGTAGGGGCTATACCTGTAGGAGCAACTGTAGGATTAACTGCTGGAGGAGCATTAGTCAGCTGGTCTTTAACAGTGGGTGGCTTGGCATTAAAAGCTGTATTAGTAGCTTCAAGCTGCTTCCTACGATTTAACTCACCTAGAGCTAGATATGCAGGTACTTCTGCGCTACTGCCATTAGCATATTTCATCAAGTCTGCTAGTTGCACACTTGGGCTTTGTAACGCAGTTTGTACTTCGATTAAATTAAACATATGTTTTCCAGTTTATTAAGGGTAATCAATAATTGTAGCGGAATCATCAACCAGTGGTGCTCCTCCAGAACTTTCATCAGGAACACCAGCAGCTGGTATGTCATTAAAATCATCAACTGGCATATTTCGTATATCTGTTTGAGATATTGGCTGACCAGTTGCCCCATCAAATGTAGTGGTCTGACCATACTCATCTGTAATCACATAGTTTCCATTGTCATCTGGCTCTCCACCAGCGCGTATAATATCACCCAACCTATCACTAGCTTGTGCTCCCTCAGCCTCAAGTGTAGCTTGTATTTGAGCATCAGTTGCTCCAAACATGTTCTTCAAGTATTTTGTAACAGCATCAGGCATCATACCAGCAGCAGCCAAGTCCTTGGCAACCCCAGCCAGTCCAGAAATACCAGCAGCAGCTTGTTGTGACACGCTAAGTTTAGGAGTGAATGTATTGGTTGTGGTGATTGGCAATGCACCCAATATACCCTTTTGCATATTCATAATGTCTTGTGGATACTTAAGCTGTCTCAAGTACTCATTATACTGAGCATTATCCTGTGCTTGGTTAAGTTGTTGTTGTGTACCACCAGCAGTTCCAAGAGCCGTTAGGTTCTGCAAGCCATACTGAGCTTGTTGAGCACCTGCATTAGCAGCAGCTGTGTTAGCCTGTGTAGCAGCCTGTAGACCTTGTAAGCCATAGGTAGCAGCAAACTGGTTACCAGCCTGATTAAGCTGTTGACCCTGTAGGTTACGGGCTTGGTCAGCATTGAACTGGGTAGCAGCATTGTTATAGGCTTGGTTATATCCAGACCCAATCAATCCCGCCTGTTGAGCCAATAGGTTATAGTTATTCTGTCCTTCTAAGATAGCCTGTCTAGAGCCACCATATGCACCAGCCTGTGACAGTTTAGCCATATCACCTTGTTGGTTAATCTTCTGCTGACGTTGTAAGGCAGCTAACTGAGGGTCTAATGCCTTCTGTATGTACGGATTCATGTACTGTTCAGCAGCACCAGCATTAAACGAGTTAGTGGTTATGCCAGTTGGTGTGTAGTTAAGAGCCTGTTCTTTAGTTCCAATATCCTGAAGGTTGGTACCTGCGGTAGTTAAAGAGCTAGGTAGCGTTAGATTACTTAAACCTTGCCATGCCTGATTTTGTATGGCAGATGGTCCAGCAGCCATCTCTCCTGTATATTGAGGATTTGGAGCATTAAGAAGAGCGTTGGACTTATCTAAAAGATTGGTAGCATAAGGCTGGGCATATGTACTAACCCCTGCTTGTGCTGATTCTTTTGGTACAGCATTCAGCTCTGTTTGATTAAATAGTCCCATGTTAGCTCCTTACCTTCGGCATAAATTTAGCGGCATGAATCTGTTTGCCTTGTTTAGGGTTTCCTGTTCTTGCCTTACGGACTCGCTCCATCATGGCATACAGCACTTTTGCTCCAGCTTCAGAGGAACCATTACCTAAATGGCTCACTACATCAGCAGGTATTACAAACTCTTCATTAGCTAACCTAGCAGGTTGTGAACCAGCTATAGAGGCAGGGATGTCATCAGACATGCCATCTCCAAGTCCTTTAAGCATCCTTCCACCGTCTGAATAACTTCCTAGGGAGGATATGCCACCATGAGCCATACCGCCATATGCAAACATCTGCACAGAGTTAGTAGGGTCAGCGTTGTATTGGTTTAAATTCAAGTGGTTATCATCTCCAATAGTAGGTTGGATACTCATTAAGCCACCACCAGCAGCTTTCATAGGGGTGGTGATTCCTTCTGGCTGTGTTGTATCACTTGTATTACCAAGCAATGAATCAGCCAATATACTTAGCGGAGACGATGTATCTTGTCCAGCAATATTCCCTTGAGCATCTATATAAGACATAGTACCATCAGGTGACATAATCTTTTGCGAGCCATCAGGATTGGTTATAGTGGTGGAACCGTCTTGATTATTAACGGCTTGTGGTTCAGGGGTAGTTTCATTTACCATTTGCATTCCAGTTTCTGGCATAGGGCTATCAGTAGCAGCGATAACCTGACCATCTTGTGTTAACCATGTGTTGTCAATGCCTTTGGTTAGACCAAACGCAGCTGCATCACCTATCTTGTTGCCTTGTTCATCTAATGCCTGTCCTTCGCTGTCTATGCTTCTTACTAGCTGTGCCGCCTCTTTGGTTTGTGCAGGACTCAGGTTTGGTATATCTGTCTTAGTATCAAGACTAGCCATCATTTTAGATGCTGTATCTCCTTGAGTAGGTTGAACATTTTGTGTTAATGTGGGTAAAGAAGCAGCTGTGCTCGCCAATGTTACAGCTGGTAGCATCCCTGCGTATTCACCAGCTCCTGCCCTAAGTGCTCCATTGGCTAATGTATTAGCTGCAACATCGCCAACATTCTGACCACGCAAAGCAGCGGTAGTAGCAGCACCAGCCGTTCTGCCAAGAAGCCTATCAGCTGTGTTGGTCTTTGAATCTTCTCCACCAGTATCAGCATTGTCTGCCACTAAAGAGCTTATACCAGACCCTATACCAGATGTTATGCCACTGGATAATGCATCACCTAGCTCCTTACCACGCAAGATACCAGCACCTGTGCCAGTTATTGCAGACCCAGCAGCGGTCTTTATAGCTTCATTAGCAGCTTGAGATAGCCCATCTACCGCTAGATTATCTCCAAGTTGACCACCTATGTTAGCAGCAGCATATGCCATAGCTGCTGTCTTAGCAGCATCCTCAATGCTTCCACCCTGAGCTACAACCTCAGCTGCCCTAACTGCTGGTAACCACGCTAAACTTGCTCCACCAGTCTCTGGAGCCAACATCACAGCAGCTATTGTAGTGATGGTGCCTACTGGGTCTTTAATTGCATTTTCTACTGTTTTAACAACAGTATCAGCAACCTTATCTACTATCTTGGTAGCAGTATCAGCTAAAGTTCCAATAGGGTTGGAAATAAAACTTCTAAACCATCCCATTACATTTGCCCTTCTCTTCTAGGACCTATCACGGCTGTGACTCGATAGCCATCACCTTTAGGGTTCATAACATAGCCTACGGTTGGCTCTCCATCCTCATCTTTATTTATTTTGTCTCTATGTGATTCCATATACTTAAACACTCTAATATCATCTTTGTTCTTTAGGTCAAATACCACTGTGTCTATACCAGCAGCATACATAGCTTTAAAGCATAACATGCTGTTTTCTAAGTAATTTTGCTCTGTATCAGCATTAATAATACGAGCTAACGCTATTCTATCAGGACATTTATGTATAACAAACAATGTATTACCTTCCTGCATCAAGATAGCTGATGGTAATCTGGACTCAGCCAGAACTGCTGCTAGAGCTTGGTCAGGAGAATACTGTGAATTTGGCTGTTGGGCATCTTTCATTACAATCTCTTGTGGCTGTAATTCCTTTTGTTTACTATCTACTAGCATATTATACCTTTGTGTTTAAACGGTTAATGCTGATACAAAAGACATTGTAGCAACAACTGACTGAGTTGATGGCTTAGTGGGTGAGCCAGAAGCAACATAAGCTGGAATAGTTACATCAATGTCGGTTGTAGACCACCATATCTCAACATAATCACCAGCGTTCATAGACAGGAAATAGTTCCAGCCTTTAATATCATGCGATGGGTCACCAACACTTTTTCTTGCTGGCATTCCTATAACACCAGTGGAGCCTACAATGTCTACTCCGTTCTGACGTAGCCAGATATATACATCTTGTGGGGCATTATCTAAGTTTTGAACCTGTACACTAAACTGTAAGTTATAGATACCAGCCTTTACTACTGTCATTTGTGAAGAAACAATAGATACATTGTTAGAAAAGTCAGTGGTATTAAAGGTTAATAGGGTGGTAGTGTTTACAGTTGTAGACTGAGAAACATCAGAAGAGAATGCCCCATACGGGAAGTTTAATGCAGAACCACCTCCATCAGTCTCTAAGTCTAGTATGGCTGAGTTTAGCTCTACCACTGCATTGTTTAAAAGGTTGAAATAAAGCCTCAATACATTGTTTAATTGATTTAGATACAACGCACTAAACTCTGGCTTAGTGATTGGTAGGGCTGGTACAGCTGGTATAAAGATACTCAAGTGTTACCTCTACGACCATCAGGGCGAATATCAATACGAGGAGCACCTATCTGCCATTGCAGACCTAGCTGGTTACCCTCAATCTTAAATGACATCTGCCTACCGCGTATCCTGACATATATGGTGCCTGTGTATTGCTCTATTGGAACAGTAGATGAACGGGTAACTTCTGCATAGTATTCACCGCCTTGTGACTTAGGGTTATTGTATCCAGAACCAGAATTCTGTAATGGATACATACTCATAGTAACAACAGGATTGGCACATACAGAGCCATCAAAGCGCAAGTCTGGTAGGATTCTCCATATAAACCCAAAGTTATGCCCATCATCTATGTCGAACTCAGATGATTGAATATAGGAATCTATAGGAGTTGATGGAACTAACACACCGTCATCTGTACCCTGTTCATGGAATACAATGTTATTAGAATAGGTAGCAGCCATAGGATAGTTACGCAAGCCTGAATCTAGCCATGCTGTCCTACCCATAGTACCGTAATACCATATATTCTCTAGGTAGTTATATATGACATATTGGTCCACTACGGTAGAACCACCTGAGCAATAGAACCACCATACTTCATTGAACCCTTCATTGGTGCCACCAATCACCTGATAGTTTTGCTCAAGATTAATATCACTAAAGATATACTGGCGCAAATCACAGTTTAATGTGGAAACGCTACCATCATATTTATAGAACTTATCCCTACCCATCCAATACACAACACCAGAAGCCAAGGCGGGTGCATTAGGACCCATAATTGATATGTTATCAGCTAACAGAGTTACACCCCAAACAGCAGGTGCTCCTAGGTATTGCAATGAATACAGAGTAGAATCAGTCCAGACTAGTATTTCCTGACGAACCTGCAAGACTGATACAATCAGGGAACCATGAGATAGCCTTATGCTACCAGCTTGATTGGTTGCATCAGGAGTCCACTGTGTAATTGATTCTTGGTCAGACCATCTAATAAGCATTGGGTCTTGTGTAATAGAGCCATAGTCATTACAGCCAAATGCAAATACAAACCTAGATGAATCAGATACTTGGATAAAATTCTGTACAATAGGAACATCTGAGGCACCATATATAGAAGATATGTTTATACCAGCTACAAAACCATCGGCAGCTATCCAGTAATACATACTCCCGCCAATAGGACCAAAGATAAGGTCTTCCCCAAAATTAGATTGGGTCCATAGTCCTAGGTTAATGTTGCTTGTTGTGCCAGTACCAATACCTTCTCCCCAAGGTCCACTACCCCAAGGACCTGCGCTCCATCCACTTAATGGTATCTGTATCTCAGGGTTGGCATTAATTTGGTATTGAACAGTAACAGTGCCACCACCGGAACCAGTGGCATTGGCTACAGTAGCTGCAACAATGGTATAGGAATTATCATCAATCCTTGTGACCGAGTACTCTCCTGTTATTGTTACATTGTTTAATGTGCTAGTAGATGTGAAGTTTGCATAGTCACCAGTTAAACATCCATGCCCTGTGTCTGAAACAGTTACAACAGCAGAAGCACTTACAGTGGCAAATGGATTGGTTAGTCTTACTGTATATATAAAGGCTTCAGCTAATACAGCACCACCACCGGAACCACTAGATGTGGCTGTGGTTGCAACATCAATACTAAATGAATTTGCATTAATTCTTGTAACGGTGAATTGCTTGTTAAAATCTGTAGCAGGTATACCGTTTAGGGCAGGAGCACCAGTGAAGGACACCCTATCGCCTGTAGATAGGTCAATACCAGACCAAGTAACGGTTACTGTTGCTGAACCATTTACTGTGGTAAAAGGATTGGTAAGGGTTGCTGTTGATGTAGAATATCTAATTGGAGTTATGTCATTGTATACATTACCATTCTCAATGTAATACTTAATATTAGTTCCAACAGCCAATACATTCAGAGCACCTAGCGTAACCCAGTTCCATAATGCCCTACATACCCCTAGGAAGGTGGTTGGAGATATTTGATACCATCCACCTATCTTTTCAGGTGTACCTTGTCTAAAGCGAATCTTATTGCATTCATACCAGCCACCCTCGGTGGTGTAGCGAGTATTCTCTCTATTAACTCCAGACTTGAAGATGACCTTTTTTAACATATTATACTATCTGAGCACCCTGCTTTAATTGAGACAATGTATTGCCGTTGGTGAACTGGAAATGAGCCATCTCTTTAAATGTATGCCAATTCCCAGCCCATTCTAATCCAGCCTGTTCACCTATCTTGCCAATCTTATGCCATAGTTCCCCATCATCACCTTGTGTACCCCATACGGGCTTACCATTCCTAAGAGGCACCACATCTACCGCGCATCTATAGTTATGGAATGAATCACCTGCGTTAGCGTTGGTGATAATTCTTCCCATAGTTGTTCTACCTTGAGCATATAACGCAGCTTGGCTTTCGTTATCCCTGTATGTTGATGTGACTAACAAGTCTATGCCCTCATCATCACAGAGAGCAATAAACTCTTCCACCTTGTGTCTTACCACTGGTACTAGCTCGTTTAAACTACGAGAGTTAATCATTTAGGGGTAGAGTTGTATAACATCTTATCTTTGCTCTGGCTTCCTGCGCTTGAACCAAAGTAAAAAGCTATGATTCCAGACCATGCCGTTCCCAAACTACCCAGCATAATCAGCAGGGATGAGCTTTGTACAGTCTCAGTGTTAAGCATTAGATACACCAAGATACCAAAGAATCCAGCAGTGACCAGCACTGATAACAAAGGAGGCACAAAAGACTGTGTACCAACCTGCATGTCCCTAGCTGATTTCCTATCCTCTACAGCCAGCTGCTCGAAGTTTAAACCAAGAGCCTGAGTCTGTTCACGAAACCTAATCTCTTCAAGCTGTAACAATGCTATCTGGTCAGCTGATAACTTGTTGTTATCAATCATAGACTTAACTTCTGTTGGCTGAACACCAAACAGTTTAGATACAGCTGTTACAGCTAATCCTGCTAGAGGTCCTCCTAGGCAAGAAGCTATTGTAGGTGCTATTTGCTTTAACCAATCCATATTACCTCCTAAGATTTCATTATGTAAGCAAGTGCCAAGTACGGAGGCAGGTTAGCATTGGTTGGGCTTACACCTGTTGTAGAAACAGTTATGCTTGCATACCCAGTTCCTGTGTTAAGGGTATAGGGTGTAATTACAGGATATTGATTAGAACCATTGCTTTGGGCAACACCAGTTGTATACCCTGTCTGTGTGTGTAAGTGACCTGCATCTGTAGCAGTGTGGGTATGGCTTGGTACAATAGCATTTGCACTACCTCCTGTGGCATTAACAGCATAGGTTGTGCCAGCCCCAACAACAAACCTATCCCTCAAATCTGGTGTACCAGATGCCCCATTACATAGCAGCCAGCCAGTCGGTATAGAAACTATAGAACCAGACCACATCATAATCATGCCTGATATAAAGCTAGGTGAGCTAGTCCAAGCACTTCCATTAGAGGTTAATACATTACCGGAGGTCCCTACAGAAGTTAGTCCTGTACCACCGTTTGCTGCAATTAATGTACCAGCCAAGGTAACTGCACCAGTGGTTGCTGTATTGGGCGTAAAGCCCGTTGTACCAGCGTTAAATGATGCTACCTGTGTAGGTACCGCTGCCCATGTTGGAACCCCTCCAGCAACCGTTAGAACGGTCCCTGTAGCCCCTATACCTAGCTTAGATAGGGTAGTACTAGATGCGTAATAAAGAGTGTCTCCTGCGGTGTATGACGATAGTCCTGTACCACCATAGGCTGTGGTTAGGTTATTACCTAAAGCTAAGGTCCCAACGGTCATAACTGGCTCGTAAGTAGCGGCTTGTACAACATCTGTGCCATTAATGTATACGGCACATGTATATCCACTCAATACTGTTATGCCAGTTCCAGCTGCTGTTTTAACCAACAATGACTGGTTGGTGTTGTTCTCAATGTAGTAGTTCTTATTGATAGTTGGCACTATCAGGCTTCTTGTGGTTGTGTTAGTACCAGTGCAATTCAGGTATAGATTGCGAAAGGTCTGGTTAGTATTGAGAGATACAGGGGTTAGGGTAACATTGGCATCAGTGAATACCACTGAAGCCCTACCGACAATAGGCTCTTCTAGAGCATATACCAAGGTATTATTAGTAGTACCGCCCCAAGTACCAGTTTGCTCACCAGTACCTATTAACTCTATGTATAGATTAGTTGAAAATGTTGACATATATCCTTATCCCGTATTTATATTAGTCCAATTCGGTGTTTGGGTATCGTCAATCTCAGCCCAATTTATACTCTGTGTATCGTTAATAATGACCCAATTAGGAGTCTGACTATCGTCAATCATGAACCAGCCATGAATATTTGTAGTTGATGTTAACACAATTAACTCATTAATTGTACTAACAAATTGTGCAGTTACCACCTGTGTTTCGCTTAGTGCGAACGTTTCTAAGGTATTCCCTGCAAATGTTGCTAAGGCATTCTGAGTATTGGTTAATGCAAATGCTTCAGCTATGCTCCCCAAGAATGAAACATTACCAGTTTGAAAGTCAGTTAAGGTAAAGGACTCAGTATTATCACCTACAAATGCAGCAAATGCATTCACTACATCTGTTACTGTGAAAGACTCTGCACAGGTAACTAGGAAATTAACATTGCCAGTCTGACTATCTGATAAGGTTAGTGTTTCACTAACAGTGATTAGATAGGTTGCATTGCCAGTTTGAGCATCAGTTAATGTGAAGGACTCGGCTTGTGCTCCTACAAATGCTGCGCTAGATGCCTGAGCATCTGTTAAGGTGATAGACTCAGTTTGAGCACCTACAAAGGCTGCAAGAACGTTCTGGGCATCTGTTAATGTGAAGGACTCATTTGTACTGGCAGAAAAGCTATTGCCGCTTAAGCCAGCAAATGGAGCACCTGCAAATGAGGTTATGCCAAACATTACCCGTTAAACTTCCTGAATGGTGTCCATC